GGCTGGAACGGCGCAGTTGGCGGATGTGAACGTAAACGGCAAGCCTGCAAAAACTCCGTTCTATATTGACAGCGACTATACCTTGCCAGTCAATGGCTAGTAGCTTCGTGTAGAGCATAGAGATAGTAGACATAGACAATATAACAACAAGAAGAGCTAAGAGGGCGGCGGCGATTTATATGCCGTCCGCCCTCTATGTGTTTCTCCACAAGCCTTAAATAGTATGGCAGATAAGACACTTAGGCAAATGGCCATAGACATTATAGTCGAAGCTCTTGAAAAAGATGCGGAGAGAATCCTGAGAGAATGCATCAATGAGATAGACTATCAACATAGAACCATGAACCTTTATGACTCCTACGGCTACGGCATCTATGCAGAAGGCAAGTTGTTAAAGATTGGTTTTCTTCACCCAACGCCATCTGCGAAAGTAGCGAAGTCATGGTATGGCGAGAAAATCAAGGGAAGGCAAGCTATCACCGAATACTTGGGTGGGGAGTTTAAACCTTCGGGCGTGGTTGACTTGGCTATTGCGGCCTCCATGCCATACGCCCACGTGTTGGAGAAAGGTTCTGCGGGATTGCATAGGAAGTATAAGGTCATATCCATGTCATTCCAAAAGTTAAAGGTGATAGCGAGAGACTACAAGGGTATCGTGGAGGCTATCAAGCAGTTAAAGTAAAATATAATACTTAAAAAAGACAATAAATGACAAGAGTAATCAAGTCAAAGAGTAGCATGCGGAAGTTGCCGGAGCAAGGCACGGACAAAGATGCTGGCAGCGCAAGCAGCGTCGTTACGCCAAATTCTCCACTGTCTGATGAGGCCATGGCGAGGTTGGCGAAGATTATGAACGACTCACCGACAATTATCAAGCTACAAGGCACGGAATGGGAAGTCAAAGCCCTAAAACCAGGCACGCAGTGGCTCATAGCTGAGGAAGCCTGTAAAATGGTCAAGCACGAGAGGATGTCGATGGGCGATGTCATAAAAGAGTTCTCGCTTAATATCACATCCGTGGCGAGGGTGATAACACTGGCGTTGCTAAACGACAAGGAGCGTATCTATTCCGATGAATACCAACAGGTCTACGACCAACTTCTTTGGGGGGATTACGACATAAGAGATTGGGCAACACTGCTCGTGGAGATTCTGAATCTGCTTGACGTGGATTTTTTCTTCGCGAGTACCAATGTGATTCAGACCATCCGCAACCATACACTGACAAGGAAACGTCAAGCAGCCGAGTTGTCCCTTCAAGGACAGAATACGGTCAGATGATAGATTTCCTTAGGGCAAACACTTGGTGCTCGCAGGAGGAATACAAATGGGGCATGACCGTTCCGCAGGTCAGGCTCGCAAGCATGGATTTTACGAGGCTTGAATACATCTCGGACAACGAAAATGGCGAAATGGCAAACCATAAAGAATCTAAGATGATAAATAGCGGAGAAGAGTTGAAAAATCTCAACGACTTGGGGATACCAATAATTTAAAAGACATGGCACAATCAGCATTAGGAGCGGCACTCACCATACCAAAGAGTGCGCTTGACGCAATAGACAAGGCAGACAGGAAACTGCAAGACATACAGGTAACAGCGACTAACGCTGCCAATAGTGTTAGCCAAGCGTTTAGTGGCATGGCAATCAATGCGCAGTCTCTCGTGGGCGTGCTTGACCAAATTATCGCCAAGCTGTCGCAGGTTGGGAATACGGCATCAAACGCCAATGCAGGGCTAAGCGGCATTAGCACTGGCCTTGGGACGGCGGCTGGGAGCGCATCCTCGGCTATGCAAGATATTTCACAACTCGTTAACAGCTTATCACAGATAGGTGGCGCGGGTTCTGGGAATATAATGCAAGCCGTGTTAGCCTTCAAGCGGCTGCAAGAATCTATCAAGAACACAAGCGGGAGCAATATAGCAGAACTTAAAGAGCAGATAAGGGGATTGAACAGAACTCTTAGCGATCCCAACGCAAACCTGGACAAACAGGCGCAAGAAAGTTTGGTAAAGCGCAAGAAACTCTTGGAAGACGAGCTGAAATACCAGCAACAGATGAACGAGGAAAGAGCCGTTTCTTTTCAGAAGGCTCTTGACAGAATGGTTAGTGCAGAGCAATCATACAACAACAAGCAGAGGAAACTTTATGCAGATAGGGCAAAAGACTATCAAAATAAGAACTACAAGTCCAATACAACTTATCAAGGCGCATTGGATTTCTCTGCTACTGCAAATACACTCAACCGCCAAGTACGCGCTATTGAATATCTCAAAGCGGCGAAGATGAGTCTCTCCACGACGGATGCCGACTACAAGCAGAAACTCAATACGCTTAATGAGGCGATAAGTAGGCACACGCAAAAGCTAAAAGAAGCAAGTGCGCAGACGAAAGATTTGCAACAGCAAACATCTTACATGGCTGGTTATCTTTCTCGTTGGGCGCAGCGCATGGCTTTCGCGTTCTCGGTTGACACCTTAAAGAACTTTGCTGACCAAATTGTAAGCGTAAGAGGACAATTCGAGATTTCCCAACGTTCCCTGGAGGCTATCCTGCAAGACAAGCCAAAGGCAGACGAGATTTTCAACAAGACGGTGGAGCTGGCGGTAAAGTCACCGTTCCGTATCAAGGACTTGGTGGATTACACAAGACAGCTCTCAGCATATCGCATTGAGTCTGATAAACTCTACGACACGACCAAGCGGCTTGCGGATGTCTCCGCTGGTCTTGGCGTTGACATGGGTAGACTTATCCTCGCTTACGGACAGGTCAAGGCAGCCGCATACCTTCGTGGTTCTGAGGTTCGTCAGTTCACGGAGGCTGGTATCAATATGTACGGAGAGTTGCAAGAGTATTTCAAGGAGGTAAAGGGCGAGGCTTACACCACGGCGCAAATTGTGGATATGATTTCCAAGCGGCAAGTCACCTTCGAGGATGTTGAGGCCGTTTTCCAGAGAATGACGGATAAAGGCGGTACGTTCTATAATATGCAGGAGGTGCAGGCTGAGACTCTGCAAGGTAAGGTCTCTAACCTGAAAGACGCTTTCGATGTAATGCTCAACGACATCGGCAAGTCCAATGAGAGGGCAATGAAGACCACGATTAGTTTAGGCACGACATTGCTAAACCACTGGGAGGCGATAGCCAATGCTGGTAAAGCTATTATCTCTGTACTCGCGTTAATAATGCTACAAGCTAACAAGACTGGTGTGAGCCTCAAAACAATGTGGACTAACACAGGCTTCACGGCTTATTCAATAAAGGGCAAGGGCGCATTGGGCATTCTCGCAAACTCGTTGAAGACCCTCGGCTCGGCGGCAAAGTCGGCAGGCATAATGATGAAAGATGCCATCATAGGCAATCTCCCTGTGGTGGCGTTCATGGCGGCGGCGGAGGCCGTATCCTATGCGGTAAGCGCATACAGCAATTATAAAGAGAAAACGCGAGAGGCGCAAGAAGAAAGCATAAAGCTAAGGGGAGAATTAGGGAGTCTAACGAGCTCTTACAATCAGCTTGCGCAAGCCGCGAATGATAGCAGCCAAAAGTTAACAGGGGATAAACTAAGCAAGAATATCAATGACAGGAGAGAAGCACTGCAAAAGCTCATAGATACGGCAAGCAAGAACGGCCTGACATTCAAGATAGATGTCGAGACTGTCAAGGATAGCGAGCTTAACGCAACTTTCCGCAACGTTGAGAAACAGTACAAAGACTTCGTTGATAGCATGGAAACCATAGAAAGCAACTATGCGAAAAACAATGCTTGGGATACATGGCTTACCGACGGCCTGAACGATGACGCTGATGACTACAAGGAAGCCGTAGCGGATGTACTGTCACAATCCACGAAGATGGAGCAAGTCATTGCCATTATCAACGCCAACTACGACAAGGCAACGAAAGGCACGAAAAAATATTTCGATGAGGTAAGGGCAGGTCAAAAAGATGGGGAGTCTAACCTTGACTACTTCCAACGAATGTACAATGCCATAAAGCAAATCAACACTCTGGGTGACAGCAATCCTTATAATACCCCCGATTGGCTTAAAGTGTCAAAGGAAAAACTCTCTGACCTAAGCGACAGCTTTATTAGCCTAAAAAACAAGGCAGGGGAGCTTGAGAAAGAGTTTGATGCCATTCTTGGCGACGAGATAAGTAAATATA